ATCATGTTTTTCAAAAAAGGCAATCATTTTATCTTTTTCTTTTTGTTTTTCTATAAGTGTAGAACGCAAGTCTTTTAATTTAACATCTTTAGATTCTACATTGATTTGGTCTTCAACTGATTCAAATAATGTTTTTTGAGTTTCTTCTAATGTTTTTTTATTGTTTACTTTTTTATCTAATTCTATAAAGTTATTATCATAATTAGTTTGTTTTTCTTTTATTATAATTCCTGCATTATTTTTAATGTCTTCAATATAAGTTTTTTGCATAGTTATCTTTTCACCAGATAACTTATAATTATATTCTACTTCTTGTAATTCTATAACTAAATCTTTTAATCTTTGTTTTAGTATCATATTCATCATTGAGAATATTGTGTAAATGAACGATAGTTTAATTTAAGTATTTGTTGTTCTAATATCTTTTGATAATCACGACTGTTGGCTTCTTGATTTAACATAACATCATTTTGCCATATCTCAAATTTGTTTGGTTTGATACCACGCACAACTTTATATCTACGACTTGCAATACTAAATTCAATCTCTACAACAGTTTCCATTGCGTTAACTGTATTGACTAATTGAGATTTACTAATTGTTCTAAATGGTTTTCCAAATAGTGAAAAACATAATGCATCAAGCACTGTGGATTTACCAGCACCATTCTCACCTATGATAAGTGTGGTTTCATTACGATTCAAATCTATTTCTGTAAATTGGTTACCTGTTGAAAGAAAATTCTTCCAACGAACCTTTTCAAATTTTATCATTCTAAATCTAAGTCTTGGGCCTCTGTATATAAAGATTTCATTTGATTCTTTAATCTATCTTTTTCTAAGTCAATAGGTAGGTCATCAATATATTTGTTTAATAGTGTTACTGTGTCTTCTGTATTTTCTACAATATCATCTGATACTGAACTTGCATCTAAGTCTGAAAAATCCTCAACAATTTTTATATCAAATGCATCTGCTGCATATAACTTGTCTAAGAATTGGTCAAACTGATATAAATCTTTTTTAACCACTACAATCAATTTAACATACTTGTTTGCATATTTTGTTATATCATGTTCTTTATAACTTTCTTTTGAATCATCATAATATATCTTTTCATATATTGTGTATGGATTAACTATTCTCTCTAACTCTCTTGTTTCTGTATCATAAATATGAAAACCCTTAGGGTCTTCCCAATCACCCCAATAAATTTCGTATGGTGTACCAAGATAATATATCTGACCATCATCTGATTTATGATGAAAATGTCCACTCATAACTGTATCAAACTTTCTAAAAAATTCTTTTTCTTTACCACCATGTGAATGAATCACACTCTTATTCATTTGAAAACCATTGATTTCTAAATGACCCATACATACTTCAGCTTTTGTTTCATCTATCATACCTTCTGCATAGATTTCATTTGTTTGATTAATCCATGGCATAAGTAAAACAGGTAATCCACCAAAGTCTACTTCTGTTGCATCCTCATAGATGTGAATGTTTTTATGTTTATTACCTATTAATTCTGTAAGTGAATTAACTTGGCTTGTATTCTTATAATAGATATCATGATTACCAACTAACATATGTAAATCAATTCCTAATACATTAAATGGTAATAGAAATCTTTCTCTAAAATCTTTTGCAGTACGATAGGATACATACTTACGCCTATCAAAACAATCACCTAAGTGAATACATGTCTTAATATTATTTTGTTGTAAATATGGAAAAAATACTCCCTCATAAAATTGATAAAAGTATTCATTGAAATTTACATTATCATTTCTTGCACCGAAATGAGTATCAGTAATTATTGCTATTTTCATTAAGTATTATCTTCTGTATCAGAATTTTCACTCATAAATTCTTCAAGACCTTCAGGTAATGTTGACTTTTCTTTTTTCTTGACTTTATATACATCTTCATCTGGTAACATAATGTCTGGGTCAAATCCTCTTACATCATAAACTGTATCATCACCATCTAATGTAGTAAATGTTTCGTAATGTTGTTTCTCAATCATTTTATTTTTGATGTGAGTTTGTTTTTTCTCTTTTTGAATTCTTCTTAAAAATGCATAATATATTATCTGTGTAAAATATGCAAAAGGATTCTTTGACTTCTCTGGGTCAAAGTTATGTATATATTGTAAACAGTTTTCGATACCATCTGATACCATCTCTGAACGATAGGTATAGTTTATAAAGTTAGGTCTATAAGATAATCCATTTGCAATCTTTAAAAAACACTCACCTATGTAATTAGTGACTTGTGGTTTTTCTTCTCCAGCTTCTTCTGCCTCTTTACATAGTTCTTTCCATGCAATCATTGCTGAATGAAACTCTTTATTGTCTATGTAATGAACACCTTTTTTCTTTGTTGTTGCCATCTCTTTTCCTTGATGAATTGTTATGTAGCCATAGTACTAGGTTGAGCACAATATGTCAAGTTTTAATAGGTAATTATGTAAAAAACTTTTTTGCATTTATTTGCAAATAAATCTTGACAAACCTTGTTTAAGAGTTTATAATCGCTGTGTTCCAGCGGAGAATAATATACTCTAAAGAGATGGTTAATGTTTTGTATTAGAAATAGGTAAACTATCTAAGTCTTCTTCTGATATTTCTTCTTGTACTATTTCTTTTTCTTTATTCTGACCACTTAATGTAGAAACATATTCATTAAACATTTCTCTTATTTCTTCTGAATTTTCAAATTCTTCTTCTCTGGGTTGTACAATGGGTTGATTTGATTCAGCATCAGCCTCACTATATGAGTTTAACATATGTTGATAATAATTATTTAAGGCATAAGATGCCGAAGTGATTGTAATAATTGTTGACTTTTCAATATCAAACTCATCTGATTCTGTAAATGGTTGTAACCAGCGAGATAAAGTCAATGCCTCAACTATACCTTTCTTAGTGATTCTATTTTTTAATTCCATTTTCAATGGATGTATTATATGTAAAGTTTGAGAATCACTATCTGTGCGTGTAGGTATACAAGTACAAACGATACTCTCACCATTTGCTAATTTTATTACTCTAGTAGTATTATTTGTCATATCCTTATCCCTAGATTGTATATCACTATTTATATCCTTATCCTGTCTATCTCATAGTCAAATTCTTCTTCATTATAAATGTTGATTCTTTCTAAAAAGTGATTAAGTGTAAAATTCTTCCTATCCTTATATGAAAAATCATCAGCAATATCTAAAAGGGTTGTTCGTATATCGCCTTTATCTGATTTACGCAGCCCACGGCCGATGGATTGGAGCACTCGTATTCTAGACTTAGACGGAGATGCGAACACGATATTGTGCAAGTTCCTAATGTTAATACCAGTACTAAATGTACCATACGACGCGACAATGATTGCATTTGTTTGTTCCTCTGTTATTGCTCTAATTTTTTCTCTTGTTTCTGTGTCTGTTCCACCATGTATGAAAAAAACTTTTCTATCAAAGTCTTTCATCAGATTGTACAACACTAGCCCATGTTTTTCTACAAGCTGATATAGACATAGTGTATTACCACTCAATTTATCACAAAGTCTTGAAATGAAGTCATTTCGTGTCTTGTGAGCCACTATGTACTGTAACTCATCACTATACTTTAAATCTTTTACTTCTTTACACTCATTTTCTTTATGTTTTAATACTAAACATTTAATTTTAAGATTAGCAAGTGTATCTTTATCCATTAACTGTTTTGTAGATGTTACTTTTTCTACTTTTCCAAATAGACCTTCTAATACTAATCTATGAGTTTGTGTGCCATCTAAAGTACCTGTCATTCCAAAACGATACTTACAGTTAACTAGTTTAGTCATGATTGTAGTCAATGACTTAGATTTAAATAGATGTGCTTCATCTCCAACAACACATCCAAAATTTTCAAAGTATTTTTTATCTAATTTATAGAGTGACTGCCATGTTGAAATGATTACAGGTTTATCTGTGTCTTTCTCATGGCCTTGATATATTCTATGTAAGTATTTATCATTCCAACCATAGTCAATAAAATCAGAATACATCTGTTCTACTAATGATGTAGTAGGTACAAGTATTAATATTTTTTTATCTTTAAGTAAGTAGTTATAGAATCTTATTAGTGCATATATGATTAATGACTTCCCGCTAGCAGTCGGCGAAACTAACATTCCTCTATGATTACTCAATGCGCATTGTATAGCATCAAGTTGATAATCTCTAATTTCTAATAATTTACCTTTTGATTGTGGTTTTAGTGATTTAACAAAGTCTGTTACTTTTTCTATATCTAAATTATCTGTATCATCTACATCATCAGCAATAACATATTCTATTTCGTTTCTATCACAAAACTCTTTGATGTAAGATAATAAACCTACATATATTTTACCTGTCTTATCAGAGAATAATCTTATCTTACCATCCCAAACTTTATTTCTGTATGCTGGCATAAACTTATGGCCAGGTACTTCAAATGTAAAATACTGTACTAGTTCATAACAGATACCAGGGTTATCACATTCTACTTGTAAATAAACTTCGTTAAGTTTAGATATGTGAATTTTGTAATGTGTTTGGTTGTCCATAGTCACCTCTTAATAATATATTCCATGATATACTAATTCTGGTTTTGTCTGTTACTGGCACCCAATGTGTTAACCAACTAGGAAAAATTAAACCAGCACCTTTTTGAGAATCAAATGCCAACATACTAGCATTTGACTGTGTTACCTTTGTAACATTTGTTTGAAAAACACTTGCCTGTGGTCTTGGGTCAAAAAATTGTATTTGTGAACCACCCTCTAGATAATATACACCAGAAAATATATTATTAGAATGAGTATGTGGTGGATGTACTTCACCTTTAACTAATTTATTTGCCCACATACCTGTCATTTCAATATTTTCATATTTGTAATTTAAATTTTCACATATTTTTTCAGTTATAATACCAATTGAATTTGCAAATTTAGGTATATCAATAAACAAATTATCTGGTGTTTGAATAATAAGTTCTTCTCTAGATTTTTCTATATTATTTAATTTATTAATAACTAAATTATATTCTTGTTCATCCATGTCAAATTCAAAAGAATTTATTATGGTAGGAAATAAACTATGTTTTACTATATCAACCATGATACAATACTCCAGCGTGTGCCTGATTTAACTTCTTTAACTTCATGTGGAAACATAAAGTTTGAGGGAAAGATAATTGCATCACCCTTTTCTATTTTTAATCTTAGTTCTGACACAATAAATTCACCACCTTCAAAATCATCATTTAAAAATAATAAAACTGAGGCCTGTGGATATCCATATTGTTGACCATGACTATGATGTATGTTATCACAATGTAAACTCATGTATCCACCTTTTTCATATTTGTTTACTCTAAAGTCTGTTGTCTTATGTGCTACAAAATTTCTTTTATATGTTTTTACTTCTTCTGAATATCTTTCTGCCACATCAGTAACAGCACTATTTAACTCCTCATAAAAAACATGGTCTTTACGAATCCATATCTCATCCATTTTAACTCTTTCTTTATTTGGTGATATTCCTTTATGAGTTGAATATGTTGATTTACTATAATCAAAGTCTTCTTCAATTATAGCATTACATAATTCTTGACTAACTATATTTTTATAATGTCCAATAAATTTGTAGTAATTCATCATTACTCAATATCTACTTTCATATCTTCTGGTTTTAAATTATTAGTTTTATTATACCATTTAGATTTAGTTTTATCTTTCCATGTTGTTTTAAATACGATACAAGTTCTTAATTGATAACACTCTCTACTCACTGGCATACCTTGATGATATAAGTCAGCTGTAAATGCAATTAATCTGTTTCCCTCATATTGAATATTTGCTGGATGCATACCTATTTCTTGAACACAAGTTCCACCACCCCAATCGTTTCGCCAATCTAATCTAGGATAGTATATCATAGTCACATCACCATCATCTTGGTGTATGTGTGGTTCTATTCCATGTGTGTGTGCATTAAAGTAAACTCTTTCCATGTCTACATCATATTTCTTTTGTATGTTATTCCATATAGGTTCTACAAAATCAAATCCATTTAAATTACATTCTTCTATATTGTGTCCAGCAAGCACATGCCAATGTTTATTTTTACCACCAGCAACAGAATCATAATCATATTGCCATGATACTTCTTTCATTTGAAAGTCTATCAGTTGTGCGATATGTTCTTCTACGAAATCATTATTTACATCTATCATTACATCAATCCTGCTTCAAAGTTTTTCCATTGTATAGCATTTTTAATATCCCATCCTCTGGCACTTATAGATTTAAGTACACCATCAACATACTTGATAACTGTTTCTAAGTATACTATTTTGTTTTCCATTTTGATTATATCTTCATCTGATTCAATGTAGATAGATAGGTCTGATTTAAGTACTTTTAAATC